TAATGTTAGTTTTATCTAATGAACTAGATATAACTCCTCATAAGCTAATATTTAATTTAGGCGATGCGCATATCTATAACAATCATTTACAATTTGCAAAAACTGTACACGAGCTAGAAATATTTAATCCACCTACAGTTAAATTAAATTATCAAGCTGGTATAGATAATATTTATAACAATGATTTTATTATTTCGAGTTATAGGCATAATGCTGCACAAAAATTAAAAGTTAATGTCTAATTATTCTGATTCGTGGAATTTAAAATATATTGAATTAGCAAAAAAATTCGCTAGTTGGTCTAAAGACCCTTCGGTTAAAGTTGGAGCGGTTGCCATAGGTTCGAAAGGCCAAGTATTATCGCAAGGCTATAATGGATTTCCTAAAAAGTTTAATGACTCGCTTAATATATACAAAACGCCAGAATTAAAAAAAAAATATATTATTCATGCTGAAATGAATTGTATATACCACGCTACTTTAAATGGAATATCATTAGAAGGCTCTACATTATTTGTGTATGGATTAGAGGTTTGTCATGAATGCGCTAAAGGCATTATCCAGGTAGGGATAAAAGAAGTTGTAACATATTCGCCAAATCCGGCGAAAAAAAAATGGATTGAAAGCTTTCAAACAACACAAAAACTATTTAAAGAAAGTAATATTAATTATATAAAAATTAGCTAAAATAAATATTAAATATAATATAACAATTGATTATAAATATCTGTTATAATCAAGTATAGATATATTTTAAATTTATGGCCAATAAATTCGACAGTACAAATTACCCAACAACCGAGCCAAATGAATTACAGCTTGGTGATTTTTGGGCGTGGAAAAAAACTGATCTTTCAGATGATTACCCTATTGCAGATTATTCGCTTTCATATGAATTTAATATTATTGATGGAGCGGCGGCTGTAAATTTTACTTTAAGCGCAAGCGAATCTAATAATGAATATATTATCGAAACAACAGATACGTCTTCATATACAAAAGGAGAATATAATTGGGTTTCTTATATTACAAGAACAAGCGATTCAGCAAGAATTAAAATAAGTGAAGGTTTTACAGAAATACAAGATAATTATGCTACTACAACTGCTTCGGTGCGAAGTCATGCAAAAAAAGTATTAGATGCAATTGAAGCGGTTATTGAAAATAGAGCTACAATGGATCAAAGCTCTATGTCAATTGCAGGAAGATCATTATCAAGACTGACAATCGATGAGTTACTAACATTTAGAAATAGATATAAAGCAGAGTATTTAAAAGAAATTAAAAAAGCAAGATTAAAAAATAGCAAGGCTTCGGGTAATTCAATTAAGGCGAGGTTTTAAATATGGCGTGGTATGATAGGTTTACCCCTAAAAATAAAACAAAAATAAAAAAATTATCTTCAACAAGAAGATATGCAGGCGCTAATACAGGTAGATTATTTGCAGATTTTCAAGCCTCAAATACTTCAGCAGACGCTGAAATTAAAGATCAACTAAGAATATTAAGAGATCGAAGTAGAGATTTGGCGCGAAATGATTCTTATGTTACAAGATATTTAAACTTAATGATAAGCAATATTATCGGAGCTAATGGTATTCGATTAAGTGTAAAAGCAAGAGATTCAAAAGGTAGTTTAGATATAATAGGCAATCAAACTATAGAGCGAGAATTTAAAAATTGGTCAAAAATGGGAAACTGCACTTTAAATGGGCGGCAATCATTTTTAGACTGCCAAAAACTATTTGTAGAAGCGTTAATGCGAGACGGTGAAGTATTAATTCGCCATGCTAAACCAACAGATTCAAAATATAAATATAAAATTCAATTTTTAGAAGCTGATCATTTAGATGAACAAAAAAATGGCGTTAACTCGAAAACAAAAAATAAAATTAAAATGGGCGTTGAAGTTGATAAATTTGATAAACCAGTTGCTTATTATTTATTTAAAAATCATCCTTATGATAATACTTATCAATCGCCTAAAGAGCATATAAGGGTTCCAGCTGAAGAAATTATACATGCATATATGCCAAATCGTGCTGAGCAGACCAGGGGCGTGCCTATGACTGCTTCTGCTATGCCTCAAATAAAAATGCTTAATGGTTATATGGAAGCCGAAATAACAGCCGCACGTGTTTCAGCGGCAAAAATGGGATTTTTTACAAGCCCAGATGGTGACGGCTATATAGGCGAAGGTTATGAGGATGAATATACTCCTATTATGGAAGCACAGGCTGGTAGCTTCGAACAATTACCTGCTGGCATGGATTTTAAATCATTTGATCCCGACCATCCTTCAACAGCATTTAGTTCGTTTACAACACAAGTATTAAGAGGAATAGCTTCGGGATTAAATATTTCATATCACGCATTAACAAATGACTTAAGTTCTGTGAACTACAGTTCATTACGCGCAGGCGCATTAGAAGATAGAGAAATGTATAAGCTATATCAAAGATTTGTAGTTGATCATTTTATGCGTCCTGTATTTGAAAAATGGCTTGAAATGTCTATATCAAGCGGAGCTATTGTTATGGACAGTGAAACAAATATTCCTTTGCCCATGTCAAAATATAATAAATTTGCTAACGATGCAATATTTATTGGTCGATCATTTCAGTGGGTCGATCCTCAAAAAGAAATGAATGCATCTATTAGCGGCATGCAAGCAGGTCTTGTTACATATCAAGATGTTCAATCAAATTATGGAAGAGATGTAGAAGAGTTATACGAACAGCATGAAAGAGAACAAAAACTAGCTGAGCAATATGGTATTAAAACAGCGTTCCAGCCATTCGGCATTAAGCTGCCAATTGAGCCTGATATAAAGGGAGGTACAAGCGATGGCGATACCGAATAAAGGCATGAAAGAAGATGCGCAAAGAGCATTAGACTGGCGCAAAGAATTTGGCAGAGGCGGGACTCGTATTGGCGTAACTCGCGCGAATCAAATTGTTAATGGTGTAGATTTATCTGATCGTACAATTAAAAGAATGTATAGTTATTTTTCAAGGCACGAAATAGATAAAAAAGCAGAAGGGTTTAGACCAGGTGAAAAAGGATTTCCTAGCAACGGAAGAATTGCCTGGGGTTTATGGGGCGGAGATGCTGGTTACAGCTGGTCAAGAAAATTAGTTGAACAAATGAAAAAAGAAGACGAGCGCAAATTAGATGAACGACCTTACCCAAATGAGCATGCAGCTCGAATTGAAGACCCTGAGCAATTTGATAGCTTTAGAAGAAAAAATAATGAATTTAAAACTGGCATACATGTAATACATGGCATTAAAGAAAACGAAAGATTAATACAAAGCATTAGATTTGATTCGGATATATTCACCTCAGAAGAAGCTAAATCTTGGTTAAAAAGAAATGAATTTGAATATATTAAATTTGAAAATGCAATAGAAGAAAGAGCGGTTTCAGAAAAAACAGAAGAAGCTCTTAAAAATAAATTAACAGAGCATCACGAAGAAGTAGGTGATACAAAAAGCAAACGAACAACGCTATCTGTTTTAAAACAAGTTTATGAACGCGGCATAGGGGCTTTTAATACAAATCCAGGCTCAGTCCGACCTCAGGTTAGCAATGCAAATCAATGGGCAATGGCGCGTGTTAATAGTTTCTTATACGCTTTGCGTAATGGAAAATATAGAAGCGGGAAGCATGATACAGATTTGCTTCCTAAATCACACCCTTTATCATCGAAAGAGGAAAAAACTATGAATGACAAAGAAAATAGACATATCCTCAATGTAAACGAAACAGATGATTCTGTAATTATTGAGTTTTCAAAACATCATGAGGATAAAGTTGAAGAAGAAAATGTTGACGCAGTTTCTTCTGAGTATGATAATGAAGAAGAAGAAAGAAAAGTTGTTGACTTGCCTTTGAAGTATAGAACAATTGATTTATCTAAAAATTCATATATCGACGAAGAAAACAGATTAGTTCGTATCGGAGTTTCATCTGAAGAACCGGTAGAGCGATCTTTTGGCTTAGAAGTTTTAAGCCATAAGCTAGATGATATAGATATGGAATTTGTATCATCCGGCAGAGCTCCTTTTTTATTAGATCATGATATGACTAAGCAAATAGGGGTAATTGAAGAATTTAAACTTGATGAGACTGCTAAAAAGACAATAGCAGTAGTAAGATTAGGACGATCAGCTCTTGCTCAAGAAGTTTTCCAGGATATTCAAGACGGTATTCGTATGAATATTAGTGTTGGATATAAAGTAAATAAATTAGAACGTAATAATGATGGCGAAGAAGATTACTACCGAGCAAGCTGGACTCCAATGGAAGTATCCAGTGTTTCAGTGCCGGCAGACCAATCTCGCTTGGTCGGAGTTGGACGTTCTGCTAACTTAAAAAAAGGTATTATTATGACAGAAGAAAAAAAACAAGATATTAATCTTGACGAGGTCAGAAGCCAAACTCTTGAAGAAGCTAAAGCTGAATTTAAAAGAAATTCAAAAGAAATTATTGATTTAGCTGTTAAGCATAATAAAAGAGATTTAGCTGATGACGCTATAAGAAACGGTCTTTCAGTAGAAGAGTTCAGAGGAACATTACTTAATGAAATTTGTAATGACAAGCCTTTAGAAACTGCTGAAATTGGTATGAGCAAAGAAGAAGTAAGAGAATTCTCTTTAGTTAGAGCAATTAATGCATTAGCTAATCCTTCAGATAGAAAAGCTCAAGAAGCCGCTAGATTTGAATTTGAATGTTCAGACGAGGCTGCTAGACAGTATGGTAAAGCAGCTCAGGGCATTATGCTTCCTGCAGAAGTTTTAGGCAGCTGGAGCAAAAGAGCAATTAATACAGGAGATGATTCAACTCTTATATCAGAAGATTACAGAGGCGGAGATTTTATTGATGTATTAAGAAATGCTTCATCAGTAATGCAAGCAGGAGCAACTATGCTAAGAGGGCTTGAAGGAAATGTTGTTATTCCAAAAAAATCAGCTGCTTCATCAGCTAATTGGATTTCACCAGAAAATGACCCTGCAACTGAAAGTGAATTTACTTCAGGTTCAGTTACTATGTCTCCAAAAGTAATTGGTGCGTTTACAGACGCTTCAAGGCTTATGCTTCAGCAATCATCTTTAGATATTGAAAGCTTAATTAGAAATGATTTAAGTGCTTCAATAGCTACTGCTATTGATTTAGGTGCTTTAGCTGGTTCAGGTTCAAGCGGTCAGCCTACAGGTATTGCTAATACTTCAGGTATTAACACTACTACATTTGCTGCTGCTGTTCCAACATTTGCAGAACTTGTAGCTATGGAATCAGCGGTAGCTGATGACAATGCTTTAACAGGCTCATTAAAATATATTGCTAGACCTTCAGATTGGGGTAATCTAAAAACTGTAGATAAAGCAAGTGGATTCGGTCAAATGATTGTAGGTCCTGATGGAAACATTAATGGCTATGATGTTGTAAGATCAAAACAAGTAACTGCTGGTGATTACTACTTTGGTAATTTTGCGGATTTATTAATTGGTATGTATGGCGGATTAGATATAACTGTTGATCCATATGCTCTTTCAACTACAGGCGGAGTAAGAATTGTTGCTCTACAAACTGTTGATGTGGCTGTAAGACATGCTGTATCTTTCTGTAAATCAAGCGACTAATTAGTCAATGCTTAAATGGAATGGGGGTAGCAATACCCCCAACTTAAATATGAAAAAATACTTAATAACAAGCGATACAATCGCAGATGGTAAAAAGGTAAATGCAGGTGATGTTGTTGAATTAACCGAGCATGTTGGCCGCGAGCTATGCGGATATAATAAAGCTGAGGTTTATATTGAAAAGCCTAAAGCTAAAAAAGCAGATAGAAGCGTTGGTTTAGAAAAATCTGATACAAAACCTACAAAAAAAAGAACTAAAAAATAATGCCGATTGAAAGTGCAGCAGATTTTAATTCTTATGTTGATCCAAATGCACATGGAGTATCTGCTACTTTTATTGAAACACAAACTACTTTATGGGATGCAAGAACTAGCTTAATAGATACTTGGCATGATATTGATACAGGCGATTCTTATCCTATAAATATTATTATCGATCAAGAATACTTTGGTATTACAAGCGGCTCTGTAGAAGTTGATGGCTATCAACCAAGAGCAATAATAAAAGCAACAGAAGCCCCTTATATTAATCACGGCGATCAAATTAAAGTAAATGCTATCACAACAAATAACGGTAATGTACTAGTACCTGAAACATTATTTGCAATTAAAACGGTGGAGCCTGATAATACAGGATTAATTGAAGTTGTTTTAGAGGAGCAATAATGTCACAGTATATGCTAGAAACTGAAGAAGATATGATAGCATATTTTGATGTTAATTTTGGTCATGCTATTAATGCTACTTATATAAAAAACGGCATATCCAGTATTATTAAAATTATTTTAAATAGAGAATATATACAACAAGATGATGGTATAGGTGTTGAAGCCACTAAGCCAATAGCTTATTGCAGAAGTATTGATGTTCCAAATGTTGCGTATGGAGATTTATTAAACGCGAGCGCAACTACAGACATTGAAGGCAATATATTAAAAGCAGCGCAAAACTATACTATAATTAATGTTCAAAAAGATAAAACAGGGTTTACTGTTTTAATGTTAGAGGAAGCATAGTGGCAAATCATATAAGACAACAAATAAGAGAATATTTTGGTACTACTTTAACTGGATTATCTACAACCGGACCTAACGTTTTTGAATCAAGGGTTTATCCAATAGAAAACTCTAAGTTACCAGCATTGGTTATATATACAAAGTCAGAAATATCAGAGCCTATTGTTATAGGTACTGATAGAGTTATGAGTAGAGAATTATCAGTAGTTGTTGAAGGATATGCTAAGGCAACAACCAATTTTGATGATACTATTGATACAATAAGCAAAGAAGTTGAAGAGGCTATTGCAGCAGATAGGACACTTGATGGCAAAGCAAAAGATACTTATCTTGAATCAACTGAAATAGAGTTTAATGGTGAAGGTGAAAAACCGCTAGGATATGTGAGTTTAACCTTTTTAACTAATTACTATGTTAAGGAAAAAAATCCTGACGTAGCAGTATAGGAGACAAATTATGAAATTAATTAGTCCAAATGGTAAAGTTTCTGTAATAGCTCACCCTACTCAGGTTGAGTCAATGAAGAAAAAGGGCTGGAAAGAGGAAGCAGTCCATTCGCAAGATAAAATTAAATCTTCTTCTAAGAAAAAGTCGAAAGAC